ACGCCCGCATTGGTTTGGTGACTTGCTAAAGACCCTTTGAAAATAACACCGCCAGAGCTATCTATCGCCATGCGTGTCGCGCCAGCAGTACCAATAAGCATTTCATCGGTTCCGCTGTTGTTATGGTTGTATTGAATGAACCCCCTGTACTGCTCGTCACCTGTTGTGCCATCGGCGAAGTACAAAGCACCATAACCGCCAGACGTAGAATCACTGACTACCGTAATACCTCCAGAAACACCAGTATCCACAACAAGCTCTGAAGCATTGCTATAAGTTGAAGGGGATGTAGTGCCAATGCCAACCCTGCCGCTGGAGTCGATAAGCATACGCCCTATTTCATTTGTGCCGAAGATCAAAGAGCGTGAAGCACTGTTGTGGTAAATGTGCATACCTGTGGCGTCTAATGCGATTGCGCCATCGTAGCCATTGCCATCAATCCTGATCTGACCAGTGGGTGTTCCCGACATACTGATATCAGTGCCATCACCAGCAGTGAGGTTGCCATCTATGTCCACGTTCTGACTTGAGTCAATCGTAATTGCAGTGCTTGTGGCGTTGTCGTCGATGCCTGTGGAGGTAAACGTAGTAAACGTGCCTGCGGCGGCTGTAGATGCACCAATAATTGTGTTTTCGATTGTGCCGCCAGATATGGTTAAGTCATTGGCAACATAGGTGTCAGAGATAACCGAGCCTTGCCAGGTTCCTGTGCCAATTGTTCCAACTGCCGTTATTTGCGTCTGAGAGGCATCCACAGACAAAGTGTCCGTACTAAGGGTAATACCCGTACCTGCCGTCAAAGCGGTCTTAGAAACGCTTATAGCAGCGCTGGCGTTAACATCATCATTAACAATAACCCCAGAGCCAATAGCCGCTACGCCAGTATCGGCAATCGTAACGTCGCCAGAGACTACATTGTCAATCCACTTTGATGTGCCTGTGTCATAAAACAAAACGGCGGCATCAGCAGGGCTTGTAACATTTGTATCTGTAAGCTCGGCAAGTGTATCCGCAGATGCAACCTGAGAATCGACATATGCCTTAATAGATTGTTGGGTAGCGAGTTGAGTTGCAGAGTCTGAAGACATATCATCTTCATCAAGAACCGCAGTGCCAGAAACGCCCGTGTTTAAAACAGGCGATGTTAGTGTTTTGTTTGTAAGAGATTGACTTCCAGTAAGCGTTGCTACCGTCGAATCAATCGCAAACGTAACGGCATTACCAGAACCCGACGTATCAATACCAGTGCCGCCAGTAAACGTCATGGTTTCTGAGTCAAGATCAATATTTAAAGCACCACCGCTGTCAGCTTGAAAGTCTAAGTCTGATGCTGTTGCTACAGAATCAACATATGCCTTTACTGATTGCTGGCTGGGAATAGATGTAGCTGAGTCGCTAGACATATCATCTTCGTCAACAAAAGCTGTAACGCCATCAAGCACATTTAATTCTGCGGCTGTACTTGTTACTCCATCTAGTATATTTAACTCTGCGGTTGTACTTGTAACCCCGTCAAGAATGTTTAATTCTGCCGTTGTCGAAGTAACACCATCTAGTATATTTAGCTCAGCCGCAGTAGAAGTCACTCCGTCCAAAATATTAAGCTCAGCCGCTGTGCTGGTAACCCCATCTAAAATATTAAGTTCGGCTGTAGTGGATGTAACGCCATCCATAATATTAAGTTCTGCGGCAGTAGCAGTAACTCCGTCAAGGATATTTAACTCCGCCGCAGTAGAGGTTACGCCATCAAGAATGTTTAACTCTGCCGCTGTAGCGGTAATTGCAGTCCCCGCAATAGAAAGGCTGCTTGGGTTTGACCCCACTTCGATAACAGCACCACTGCCATTTTCGGTATAAAGTCTTTTGTTTGTTAAATCAATTACTGGTTCGCCTTGGACTAAATCACTAGCTGAGGGCGCACCCGATCCATTTTTAAGCTTAATTGTGGTTGCCATGAACTACTCCAAGGAAAACATTGGATATAAAGAAAGGGGGGCCGAAGCCCCCGTAAAGATTAAGCAGATGGTAGTGCGAGCACAAACCCAGCTTCAGGACGATACACTTGGACACCATAAAGCGTGTCGGCAGTGTACAGAGTAGACAGGTACTCTTGCTTGTATTGTGTCTGTGATCGAACGGCCATTTGCTCAGCCATCACAACTGCATCAGCGTGGAAAAGCAACGCCGCGCGAGTATCAACACTTGCCGCAGTGTTAGCAGCAGCAGCTTCGATAGTCGCACAGTTAGCAGACACGTATACATCTACGCCATAAAGGTTACCAATAAGCCCGCTATTTACTACTCCGCCGTTTACAAAGTCAGATGAAACATATCGGTCAATGCCCATAATTTCATTCCGTACTCCAGGGGGAATAACAAAATAACGATTTTCCATTGGGACATTGTTGTCATCCAACTTTTGGATCATGTCTCGGAAAAAACGATCAGTAAACTTATCACCAGCAATACCGTCAATGGTATCGTCAGTGTACTGAGTCGTTGAGTCATTAGTATTCATAAAACAGCCAGTGTGCTGGTAGTCAGTAGGAGCTACTGATCCAGAAAATACAACTGCACCACCGTCACCAAAGCCAGTACCGCAAGAGTGCAGGTCATTATCAACCTGTACAGCCAGAGCATAACCAGCGTCTTCAGTGTAAAACTGACGCAAAGAAGACAAAGCCTGAACTTCTACAATGTCCTCAATTAAGCGCGAGTATTCAAAGTGACGGTTAATAGTAATCGTCAACTCTGACTCTGTATTGGCAATGATAGTTACCGCAGTATCAGCCGCTTTAGCATTGGCATCGCCGCGAGTAGGCTTAGGAATATGAATAACGTCACCCTTCTTGCCAGACATAGAAATGCGCTTGACAAGGGGAGCCATCTTCAAGTTCTTTTGGTAGGCAGCAATAATTTCATCTGACCAAATTTCTGGTACAAATGTTGCCGCTTCTGTTAATGCGGTATTACCACCCGCGCCGGGATAAGTTGCTGTAGCCATGATAGTTCTCCTTTAGGCTATTTAACTCGACCCTCCGCGTATGCTCTCAAAATCTCTTCTGACAAAGCTGAATAACGCTCGGGATCATTCTTCATAAGTTTAATAATGTCAGCCCGACGATAAGTTTTCTTTCTTGATCCTTCAGCTGCTCCACGAGCATTGCCTGTTGCAGCGGCCTTCACAGCATTCTTACGATTTGCACGTTCTGCCTTAGCTGTTTGCTGAACAATACTGGTTCGTTCTTTCCACAGCGAAAACAATTCGTTTGCAGCATCGTAGTCATACTGCTGGTCAGCCTGAACAAACAATTGTGTTCTAACCTTTGATCCCTTAATCCATTCGGCAAATCTAGGGTCTTCCAAAACATGATCCATATCTGGATGATCGGATCGCAGCTGTGCAAGAGTAGCCTGTTGTTTGTACTGTCTTCTGTACGATTCTGCCTCTTTAATTTTAGGGTGATTATCTATAGCCCGATTTACAGCACTTTGTGGATCAACAAAAAAATCAACGTCTCCGTTGTTATCTTCTTGCTGTGTTTGAGGTGCTTGTTTTTCATCGAGTTCTGTCTGGATGTAGTTATCAACTAGCTTCCTAAGCTCGCCCACTTCCGTACTCTGCTTGCCTGAAAACTTCTCAAGCTCTTGGTTCATCTGTACAAGTTCTTCTACAGACTTACCACGGTACTTTTCTGGAATATCAGATTCTTCTGGCTTGTCCTCTACGGGAGCCTTAGAAACCTCTTCAGCTATCTCAGGAGATTGTGTTTCCTCTTCATCTTGACGCTCATCAATAATTGTCGCTCTTGACATCATTTAACTTATTCCGCCTAAAGGTTATGGAATGATTAGGATTGACTCTCCTCTCGTCGAGCTTCCCGTCCTTTTTGTCCCGCTTTTTCGTGTTCTCGTACCCACTTCATGTGCCTCCCAGGGAAATCTCCGGTAGACCCATCCAGCACGAAATTCGACGCTGAGACAATTTTTGTAGCGTTAGCACCACATTTGCACCTACTAGTTGTGGCTCCACTTTCTACAAATTCTTCAAATATATGACCGTTTTCGCAACGAAAGTCAAATACCTTATACATCTTCTTTCTGCAACTCTTCAAAATTAGTGTTTAAAGTGGATTCAAAGTTCAGCAGATACGCTAATACGTTTAGCTGCCCTTTGCGGACGTACAGATCATTTGCATCCTTTACTGCTTCAACACTATTAATTGAAAGAGCGTTTTGCTTTAACTCTTCGATTAACTGTTTCCAACCATCGTTACCAAACAGGTCAAAATATTTGTTGTAATACTCTTCAGTTTCTTTATCCATTGAGGCCATAAGGTTATCTCTAATTAACTTTTCTTTTTACGCCTCTTTCCAGAAGCCGTTACATCGTGTTTGATCCTAGCGGGTCCGGTCTTTCTAGACTTGGATCTTGCTTTCTCAGCAGCCGTCATCTTAGCTGCTACCTTTTTAGGCCGACAAGATGGGTAAGGTCGCTTTGATTTCTTTGCAGACTTTCTGCCGCAAGGCTTTCCGGTCTTTACATCAATCCATTCTTCCTTAAACCATTTGGTCAAGCCCTTTTTGGTTTTAGCCATAAGTGCCACCGCGTTTTTTGTATTCCTTAACTAACCACGCATTAGCGTAGGCGCTAGGATATACATCAAACTTCTTTTTAGCCGCAGCCTTAACCCTTGAATAAAGAGCCTTGTTGTTTACGTTATCAGGTATAGATCCAGTCTTTTTTTTTGCCTTTGCCTTTTTCTTGGCTGGCATTACTTCTTAACCTTTTTCTTCTTTTTTTTAGGCTTTGACTTATATGCGTTAGGTCCGTATCCCATT